CTCATGGCAGAATCAAAATCAGCGGCAGTTTTCACCGCCGCCGTACCAAGTCCAACAACACCCGCTGTCACAGGAAGGAACTTCTTTCCTACGTTTGTGACATTATCTCCGACCGTCTTCAGCTTCTCACCCTTAGCGGCGATATTCTGCAAAGCCGTTCCGGACTGCTTCGCCTGTTCCTCCAAGGACTTCAGTTTTTGTTCTGTTTCAACGATCTCTCGTTGCAGGCCATCATACTGATCCTGTGTGATCGTGCCGTCTTTCAGTGCCTGTTCAGCCTGTTCCGCTGCCGTCTTTAAGGTCTCCAACTTTTCTTTTGTTTCCTTGACGGCATCCCCCAGGAGCCTGTGTTTCTGAGCAAGCAGTTCCGTATTCCCCGGATCAAGTTTCAGGAGCTTATCGACATCACGCAGCTGGCTCTGAGTGTTTCTGATCTCTGTATTTACACCCTTAAGGGCTGTCTGTAGTTTGGTGGTATCGCCGCCGATCTCAACGGTGATACCCTGGATCCGTCCAGCCATGCGTCAGCCTCCTTCCCTTAAAATCGATCCATATCATCCTGAGATGCCAGAGTGCTGTATGCTCCCTGGTTCTCATCGTTCTGCATTTCCGTGTACATATCGTTGATGGTTCCGATCGTCAGAAGATCCATCTCCCCGATCTGCACACCAAGCTGCACCGCCCTTAGGAGTAAGAGCGGCGTTGTCATTTCCCGGTCAGTCGCTCGAAGTTTTTTTTACTCTCTACCTGCGTCTGCACATTCAGGCCCCAGAGCTCAATGATCTCCGGCAGTACCTGGTAGATGGAAAATGTCCCGAACTGATCCAGCCACTCATCCGGCGTATCCGGAACACCCTGCGGATCCGCATGCTTCGCCATGATGTAGCTGATATCCTCGAACAGTTCCAAAGAAAAAGAATCCAATGCGGAGTTTTCAGGATCGTTCTCATCAATGCTCTTCTGCAGATCATGAAGATCCTTATAGATATCCCTGTGGAACTTGTTTCTGTATATTCTCGGAATGGCAGCGGAAGCCCTGAAAGTCACATCCTTGCCATCGATATTCACTGTCTTTGTAAGTGCCATTTCACTTTCCTCCAATCATAAGAATGGGCAGAGCCGAAGCCCTGCCCGCTAAAATCAACCCTGTCCGTTTTTTGTCACCGTTACGGTATAAGCCGTACTTGTGCAGCCGGTCTTGCTTGCAATCACCGTCACGGTATTGGTTCCGCTCTCCCAAGTCGCATCCTGACCACTGGTATGAGCCGCGCCATTTATCAGGATCGTAACCGCCGTTCCACTTGCCGCCGAAGCCGATACAACATCTTCATCATTTACAGTCTCTGCTGTATAAGAAGTAGTACCGGCATCAAAAGCAGGCGTCAGCTGAAGACTTCCAATCGTGATTCCAGAAAGAACAGCAGACACCTGAGCGGTTTCAGACTGATAAACATTGGAATACCAGCCGTTATAAACCGCATCCGAAGTGTTGGAACCGGTTTTAACCTTTACAACGCCACTCGGAAGAGGCGTTGCCTTAATCTCCAGCTTCTCTGTCTGAACTTCCTTGGAATCCTCATTGGTCTTGCCCTCAATGGTCGGTCTTGCAGCGGTACAATAATACATGCAATGTCTGATCTTTTTCTTATCCCCGGAGAACTCGAAAAGCAGAGCAAAATGCTCCGGCTCCACCGTGGAATCCTCCACAAGCACACCGTTCGCATCTTCTGTTTCCTTCAGGATATCCTTGCGGAAGCTCTCCGGAATAAGCGCAATCTCCAGATCACCCGAATAACCGTTATTTGCGACTGTGGTGTAATACACCATATCATCTGCATAAAATGGCTCGGTATCTCCCTCCGGATCCAGCGACAGGTTCACTGCTCCGGGAATTGCGACAGGCGTACCAAATGTCACGGCATTGGTATCCGGATCAAGGGTAGCCTTCGCATAATGGCAGTTCTTAAGGCCGAACTTCACCTTGTTATTCGTACTCGACATAATTAACCTCTCTTTCCGCTATACCGTCATCTGGTACAGCACTTCGTATAGTTTTTCTGTTTCGATCCATACCTCTGATTTGTTCCAGAAAAGCTCATAGTCATTAAGCACTGCCTCGACCCTATCTTCCAGCTCTGGATCCTTCTCATCGGTATAAAGTTCAATGCTCAGGTTGGAAAACTCCATATACACCACGTTGTCCGCGGAAAAGTTCTCCGAACCTGGAAACAAAAAGCAGATGAACGGCGGATCAGGACTTTCCCCTTCCGCGAAATGGTCATACGCAAAAGGAATATCCAGTTCCGACAGCATCTGCATCACTTCTTCATGCGTCATCCTTCTTCCTCCCGATCTCTATGATGCACTCGGCAGCATGACGGCAGACCGGGCAGTTGTAGGGATAACCACGGCAGTTTTCGCCTCTCTGCCTGCCGTGATAGATAAAAATACCTATTCCGGCAAACCCGACAGCAATAACGAATCCTAAAAGCAATATCTCCATCATCACTAACCGCCCTTCTGTAAATCTCTCTCGATATCCCTTGTCAGCTGCTCGATGCCTGCCTGCTCCGCCGGAGCTATATGCGGAAAAGCTCTTGACCTTCCGCCGCCCCTCTTCGCATGTCCAAACTCCAAAAGATGCGTCAGCTGATACCTCTTGGAATGCACCACGACCTGGATGGAATCGGAAGTCTCTTTGGTCTTTTTTACCGCCCAGCTCTTGGAATACTTCCCGGTCTTCTTCGGCGCCGTACCCTCGATCTGCTTCTTCACCGTATCCCCGGCTTTCTTCACATCCTTCTTCAGGTCATCTGCCGCAAGCTTGGCATATTCCTCCATGCCCTTCATCACGGTATCCGCCAACTGATCAATCTTTATCGTCTGACTCATCGCCGCTCCTTCCTGCAGGTAAACTTCAGCGACTTCTTCCGGAAATTCATATGGTCGATGTTCTCGATGTTATAAATCTCACCCATAAACATCACCCTGAACCCCGTGGAAGTGACCGCCGCAGCCTTACTGCAATATCGGACCGTAACTGTCATGGAAAAATCCTCAACCGTTGTACCAGCAACCTGTTCTTCCTTAGAGCTTGCCAGCCCTTCGCCGCCGATCGTGGCAAAGCAGGTATAGTAATCCGTCCAGGCATTCTTATGATTGCCGTACTTATCCGTCACGGTCTCATTCTTCTGGAATGTCACCTTGGATCTCAAAGCCGCCACATTCATCAGAATCCCTCCTTCCGACTGCCGAAAAGAAGCGCCCGGAGCGTCAGATCCATCGCGTGATGGTCAGCCTCTTCCCTGTGCTCATACAGATAAGCCACCGTGAACATCACAGCGATCTTCCCGTTGGCACATTCATCCAGATCAGCTTCCGTCTCCGTCCGCAGGATATCCATGCACTGCTTCTTGCCCGCCGTTATGAAGTTTTCAATCAGGGAATCATCATCCTCGTAATCAATACGCAGATAATTCTTCATTTCATCCACAGTTACAGTCATCTGCATCACCTCTTAAAAGGGACGGCAGATTTCTCCACCGCCCCGTACTTCTTACTCTTCGGAATCATCCTCAGGCTCCACGATCACAAGCTTATAGGTTGTCTCAGCAAACCCGTCAGCCCACAATGTGAAGTTATCAACCGACTTCTCGGTGTTATTACCGGCAAGCACCAGATCAGCCGCAACCCAGCGGACAAAATACCCGGCATCCAGACCACACTGAGTCGCTTCCGTAACATCTTCAGCGCTCAAAGCAGCTCCGTTGTAATAAAGGCCGGTAATCGGAGAGATCCCGACCCCAAGGCCTACTCCCAGCCATTTGTGCTTACCCCATCCGTTGCCAGCCTCGAAATCCTTAAGATTCTTCACCTTATCGGACAAAGTGATCGTAATGGTATGCGCGTCGTTATCCACCGTGACATCAGAAATCTTCCCTGTGTTGTACTGGCGATCCGCGTGACCGGCAATGCTGTCCGTCACCGCCGCATACTGCATCGTAAACGCATCACCTATCATGAGGCCCGCATTCTTAAGATTCGTGATCAGGGCATTCAGGCTGGTCCTGACTTTTGCCACGGTATCGCTTGTCACATCAGCCGTGCTCATATTCGGAAGCAAGCCGTTGTCATATACGATCTTTCCTCCGATATGGGTGACCTCGCCGCCCTGTTCCGTATAATTCTTTGCGTTGTAT